CTGCGATTCTGGGCATCCAGTATTCCCAAGCAATGAAGGGCAGTTCCCCGGTGGTGGCTCCGTCCCGATCCTCGTAGGTGACCCTTGCGGTGCCGTTGGGGTAGTTGATGCTGGAGATCTTGCCGACCCGCAGCACTTGAATATTGGGCATCGTGGTTTCGCCTCCTTAGTTCGGGTTGACCCAGCTGCCGGGACTGCTGGACGATCTGGATAGGTTCAGCATTCCCTGCGAGGTGTTGAAGATGTAGTAGGTGCCAGCCTTGACGGTGGCGGTGGGGTGTCCGCCTGTGGCTCTGCCGGCCTTGGCCTCTGCCGCCGTGTAGTAGCCTACCTTCGTTGCCGTCAGGGTGTACTGTTCACCCTTTTTCGGTGTGGCGGTCTGCGCTGCCGGAGCCGCTGCGGCGGGTGCCGTTGTGGCCGGGGCGGCGATAGATTTGGTGAACCGCTTCTCCACTCTCCGAAGGGATAGGCTCATTTTGGTGCCGCCACCCACGGTGGTGGTGACTTCCTCCACAAAGTATTTTCCGTTCAGGTTACCCAGTCCCACGATGTCCACGCAGGAGGTGGCGGTGATCCGCTTCGCTGCCCGGAGTGTGATCTTCATGGTGGTGGTGCCCTTGTTTGCGGCGTTCAATTTTGCCAGAGCGATGATGGTGGCCTCTGTCTGATTGTTCGCCTCATCGTTGCAAGTGAGGATTCTGTCCCCGCTGCCGATCTTCTCTGTGAAGGTCTGGTTCTTTTCCGTGTGGGTGTACTGGTAGTCCACGCCGGTATAGGTACCAGCGAGGGTGGTGTTCCATGTCCACCCCGGCTCAAAGTCAGCCTCCGAGAGGGTGGCCACGGACTTGGCGGCTTCGTAGGTGGCTTCGTTGAAAACCACCAGCCGGTCATTGTACAGCTTCAGGGCGAGGCCATATTTCACTACCAGATCGCTGTAGAAGCTACAGTCATTCTGCTTGTCCTGGGCCACGCTCTCGATGGCAATGTCCGGGGCATCGTAGTAAAGGGTCAGGCCGTTCCGCTGCGCGATCACCTCTCCGATAGCCTTGATGTTGGTGTTTTCGAAGGTGTGGGTTCGCTCTGTGGTCTTGAAGCCGGACAGGGACGGGATCGCCAGAGCCTTGAGGTTTAGCTTGATCGGCCCGCCCTTAAAGGAGAAATCATCGACCACGAAGGTGCCGCACTTGATGGTTTCGGTACCGCCGTCCCGGTTCCAGTTGAACATCTGAATGGTGGGTTTCAGCTTGTCACCCTTTTGAGGGAACCAGCCGCCGATCCACCGTCTGTCCGGGTCATTCAGTTCGATGCTGATGTTATCGCTGCTCCCGGAGGCCACATCTGTGTACTGAAAGCTGGAGAGGTACTGCGCCATCTGTGCGGCGCTTTTGCCGTTGTAGGTAAGAGCCACGGTGGCGTGTCTTGCGGTTGCCATCAGTCTTTCCTCCAATCCGGCAGATCGTCCTCGTATGCCTCCTTTTCGGTGATCTCCGGGATGAGGACTGTGATCCCTGCCGGGAACACCTGATAATCGAGCAGGGCGATGTTGCCCCGCTCTTTCATCAGGTGATCGGCTTTGAATTCGTCACCGTAGGCGGCTCTTGCGATGGTGTCCCAGGTATCACCTGAGACGGTGGTGTAGGTGTTCTTCATGTCGCACCTCCTTAGAAGTCCTTGCGGCCCTTGTCCTTGAGGTATTCATCCATCATGGCATTGAATTCCGCTTGGCTCATTCGGGCGGCATCGGTGAGGTCATCCTTGCTGGGTGCTTCACCGTAGAACTGGTACACCGGGGAGAAGGTGATTTGATAGCCGGGGCCACCGGGTCCGCCAGCGAGGGCGGGTTGCGGGTTGTCCTTTCCACCCAGCAGGGCGTTGAGGGCATTGACCATGGTATTGGTTCCGGCCATCCTTGCGGACTGCAGCTTGTCATTGATGGTGCCGATCAGGGTACCGAGGGTGCCGCCGTTGTTGCTCTGGAGTACGCCGCTCATGACGGAGCGCATATTCTTCCAGAGTTCGGAGAGCGGGAGAACCGCTTCTTTTCCGGCTTCACCGCCGCCGAGCAGCTTGCCGCCCATGGCTCCGAAGATCTGAGCGCCACTCAGGATGCCGCCGTCCTTATACCACTGAATGCTGAACTTGGGGAGTGAACCCTTTCCTCCGATGCCGAAGGGGGCCACGCCGCCAGTCACGGAAATGTGGGGCAGTTTCAGCTTGGGCAGTTCCCACTTGAAGTTCACGAAGGACTTGATCTTGTCGAAGGCCGACTTGATGAAGTTCTTTGCGTTCTCGATGGGGGTGGTCATGATGCTGACCACATTGCTGAAGGCGGACTTGATCTTGTCAATCAGGCCGCTGAAGAAGCTACCCCAGTTATTGAAAATGCCCTTGATGGCGTTCCATGCGGCGGAGAAGGTATTGGAGAACCACGATCCGACCTTACTGAAAACGCCCTTGATGCCGTCCCAAACGCCGGAGAAGTAGCCGGTCCATGTGGAGACGATACCCTTGATGCCGTCCCAGGCTCCCTGGAAGTCCCCGGTCAGCACCGACTTAACCACGGAGAAGATGCCCTTGATGGTATTCCAGATGGCGGCGAAGTAGCCGACCACGGCGTTCCAAACGACCTTGATGGCCTCCCAAGCTGCCGAGAACATTCCGGCGAAAAATTCCTTGACCACGGAGAAAACCAGCTTGATATTCTCCCAGATGGTCTTGAAGTAGGAAACGGCCACCGCCCAGACCAGCTTCACGCCCTCCCACGCCACTTTGAACCGGGCCACGAAGAAATCCTTGACCACGGAGAAAACGGCCTTGATGCCGTCCCAGATGGCGGTGAAGTAGGGGCCGACTGCATCCCAGATAACTTGGATCAGTTCCCACCCCTCCTGGAAGGCTCCGCTTATCGCATCGATCAGCGGCTGGAGGCTCTGCATGATCTTCTCCCAGACCTTCTTGATCCCCTCCCAGAGTTTCTTGAAGGCAGAGACCACGGCTCCGAGGATTTTGTTCACGCCGTTCCTGAACCAGTCGCACTTCTTGTAAAGCACCACCACGATGGCGATCACGGCGGCGATGGCGGCGATGATCAGTCCGATGGGGTTGGCGGTCAGCACGGCATTCAGCGCAGTCTGTGCCGCCGTGAGTGCCTTGGTGACTGTACCCCATGCGGCTTGCGCCAGCTGGGCGATGGTGGTCTGCCCGGTGAAGAGCGCCACGATGACTTCTCCCAGCTTCAGGGTGCCGTTCATTGCGGCCTGGGCGATGTTCGCATTCTTCGTGGACATGGTGAAGAGTTTAAGCTGCACCTGTGCATTTCCGAATGCGGTAGCGATGCCCTGGATGGCGGTGCCTACCTTGAAGGCTCCGTAGACCGCAGCGGCGGCGATGATTTCTTCCTTGAAGTCCCGGATGTGCAAGATCACATTGAGGACGGTGTCCACTAAGGTCATCAGGCCGTCTGCCGCTGCCGGGATAAGGGTGCCGCCCACATACTCGATGGCGGGTTTCGCCGCCTCGAAGGCGTTCCAGAGGGCGGTGCCTACCCGCTCTGCGATCTCCCTGACCTTGTCGATAACGCCCTTGTGTTCCTCCATCTTTTCAGCCACGCCACGGATGGCGTTGCCTACGGTGGTGGTTACGAAGGTGAATGCCTCGCTTGCCTTATTGGCGATGGTGTCGAGAGTGGGCTTGACCCTGTTAAAAAGACCAACGGCCTGTCCAACAAAGGACTTGATCTTGGGGACTGCATTTGTGATCAGTCCCTCTGCAAACCCTGTCATTTTGTCGGTGAGACCCGGTAGAGCTGCCGAAACAGAATTGATGGCATCCTTGGCCATTGGTGCGAAAGTTTGAACGAGCCGGATTTTCGCATCGTCCACCGCACTCCCAAACCGGGCCATTGCGCCAGAGAGGGTGTCGGTGACGGTATCGGCCATTGTGGCGAGTGCGCCGTCTGAGTTGTAGAGGGACTGGCTTAATGCCGCCCACTCAGATACTCCCTCTGCCGTTGTGGTGTTGAGGCCGGACATTAGGGCGTTCAGCGCATCGATGTGCTGCTTGCCACCAATTGCTGCGAGAGCGGCGTTCCGTTCCTCCTCCGTCATGTTTTTGGTAGCCTCGCTGACCACTTGGATCGTTTCTGCCAGTCCGATGAAGTTGCCATTGCTGTCAAATGCAGAAATGCCGAGTTGCTCCATCATCTTTCCGGCTTGCCCGGTGCCTGTGGTCAGGTTGTTCATGACGGCGTTTAGGGCGGTGCCAGCCTCCGATCCCTTGATACCTCTGTTGGCCATTACGCCGAGGGCGGCTGCGGATTCCTGAATTGGGACATTCAGGTTTTTCATTGTGCCGCCTACACCGATGTAGGCCTCCATCAGCATCTGCGCTGTCTGGTTCGACTTGTTGTTCGCCATGGCCGCTACATCGAGGTATTCCGCAAGGTCTGCGATCTCGATGCCGAGGGCGGACATGGAGTCCGTTACCAGATCTGAACAAGTAGCCAGATCCATCTGCGTGGCCTCGGAAAGACGGAGGATGGGTTCGAGGCTTGCGATGCTGTCGCTTACGGACCAGCCAGCGAGGCTCATGTAACCCAGAGCCTCGGAGCATTCTGTTGCGGTTTTGGTGGTAGCCTTGCCCATCTCCAAGGCTGCCGCTTGCAGGGCGGCGTATTCATCTGCGGTTGCACCGCAGATGGCCGCTGTGTTCGCCATCGCCTGATCTAACTCCGAGTAGGTATCGACTGCATCCGAGACGAACTCACCGATCTTGAGAGCGCCCCACGCCGCTGCCGCAACCGCAGCGGCTTTTTTAGCAATGGAGCCGAGGTTGGTGACCTTCCCCTCGGCTGTACTCATTGCACTCTTGAAAGACCCTGATACAGAGCCAGCGATCCGCACCGCCAGCTCGTATTCTTTACCTGTGCTTGCCAATGGTATCAGCTGCCTCCTTTGCTATTTCGGTGAACTCCTGCATGGGCAGGCGCAGAAAAAAGTCCACGCCTGTCCGCAGGGTCATTGAAAGATTGATACAGGCCTTACGCAGCTGCTTTCCGTTGCCGGGACTTAGGCCTCGGCGTAGAAAAAATTGGTTACCCGATTCTTGACCTTGATGGCATCCTTGGGAGGAAGCTGCCGGAAGAACTCAATCGGGAGGCCAGTAGCCACGCTTGCGATGAAGAGGGAGTATTCCATGCTCATCTCCGGCATGGGCGTGAATACGCCGTTGGTGGCCAGATACTTATCGGCGGCGATCATGTTCTCTGCGGTCAGGTTGTCCAGGCCGGAGAGGTCGATGCTGGTGTATTCCTTATTCTCGAAGATGTAAGGCTTGCCGAAAGTAACCACCGGGGAAACTTCCTCTTTCTTGGGTGCTGCCTCAACATGGGCAGTGGTGGCGGGGGTGTTAGTATCCTTGTTCATAGCGATTTCCTCCTATTAGGTGAGTTTGTGAACCTTGGCCAGCAGATCTACGCCGTTGATCTTGAAAACGCCGTTGATCTTGTCCAGTTCGACCTTGGACTTGCCGTCCATCTCGATCAGGATGTAGGTCAGTTCCAGAGTGATGGCGCTGTCCATCGGGCCGCCCTGCTTGACGGTGCCGATGGCCATCTTCTTGCAGCGGCCTCTGAAGACGACACGCATCCCCATGTAGTCGGTTGCGCCGGTGGTCTTGACCGTGTACTGGATGGCTCCACGCAGGGTCAGTTCCAGCGGGAC